ATGGCAGTATTTTGATATTAGCGGATGAAAGTTTACCTAGAAATATAGCTAGAGCTTGTACAAATATATTTTGTTATGAAAAGAATTGATTTAGTATTACAAAAACACGATGTCAAAATAGGAGACACGTGCGGAACAATAGAACCTAACATAACCGAAGATTGTATTTTTTACGATAATGGAGAACCTATTGGATTTTATATAAAAGACATTTCAAAGTATTCAGAAAAGGCTGCGAAATTGGCAGATTTGGCTGACAAGGAATTAAGAAGTAAAAACGTTCCAAAAAGCGAAATGAAGCGTTCAAGTGGTTTGCACAATACAGAAAAAGAGGTTTTACAATACAGCACGATTTTAGGAGGTGTACCACCTAAACCGCATATGAAAAGACCTTATCCAACAATAAGTTCAGTTCATTCAGTAAAAAGCGCACAAACATTTATTAAGGCTATGTTGATGTTGGCGAATGAAAGCGAACAAATAATTAAACAGCTTACGCCAAATGTATGGGAAAAGCAAAACAATATTTTCCAAAAACACGTACCCAAAAAATGGAGGTTCGGAAACTTATGGACAAGTTCAATTTCAAATTACAATATAAGCGCACCATTCCATAGGGATGCAGGAAATATAGAAGGTTGCGTAAACGTAATTATTGCGAAGAAACAAAACGCAACAGGAGGGAATACAACCGTGCCTGATTATGGTGCTACTATGGATAGCTGCGACAATTCAATGTTAGTTTATCCCGCTTGGAAAAATGTACACGGAGTAACACCTATTGTACCAACTCACGAAGGTGGATATAGAAACTCTCTCGTATTTTATCCATTAAAAGCGTTTATAGAGAAAACAACGAATTAACAACGATATGGCAGGAAAAGGACAAATAGAACCACGTTGGGAAAAAGGCGAAAGCGGAAACCCTAATGGAAGACCAAAAGGAAGTAAGAACCGAAGTACAATAGCTCGAAGGTGGTTAGAAGTAAACCAAAACTTAAAGAATCCATTGACAGGCGAAAACGAAACAATGAGCCAAGAAGACCTAATGACTTTGGCGCTAATCAAAAAAGCACGGGAAGGAGACGTAAACGCTTACAAGGCTTTAATGGATAGCGGTTATGGCGCACCCGTTCAGCAAATAGAACAAACGTTATTAGAACAACCTTTATTCCCCGATGTTCAAGAGGACAACAGCAACGAATAAGGTACTTGCTCTTAAAAGACGGATTAAAATAATACAGGGCGGTACTTCGGCTTCGAAAACGTATTCAATTTTAGCCGTACTAATTAACAAGGCGGTAACTATTCCAAGTTTAGAAATATCGGTAGTAGCGGAAACAATACCCCATTTAAGACGGGGAGCGTTAAAGGACTTTATTAAGATACTAAAGTGGACTAACCGATATAACGAAAATCAATTTAACAAATCTTTACTTACATACGAATTTAAGAACGGAAGCGTTATCGAATTCTTTTCCGCAGATGATTCGAGTAAACTACGGGGTGCAAGGCGCGACATTCTTTATATCAACGAATGCAATAACGTTACCTTTGATTCTTACAACGAGTTGGCTATTCGAACACGAAAGGAGGTTTATTTAGATTTTAACCCTGCAAACGAATTTTGGGTACACACCGAATTAAAGAACGAACCCGATTCGGATTTTTTAATTTTAACCTATAAGGATAACGAAGCCCTAGACCAAAGCATTATCGACCAAATCGAAAAGAACAAAGAGAAAGCGAAAACTTCTACTTATTGGGCGAATTGGTGGAAGGTGTACGGCGAAGGTCAATTAGGAATGCTTGAAGGTGTTGTATTCTCAAATTGGAAACAAATTGATACGATACCCAAAGAAGCCAAGCTACTTGGAATAGGGTTGGACTTTGGATATACCAACGACCCGACCGCAATAATAGAAATATACAATTACAACGGGCAACGAATAGTAAACGAGTTAGCCTACCAAACAGGGTTATTAAATAGCGAAATAGCGAAACTACTACCAAAACACGTACCCGTTTACGCTGATAGTTCCGAACCCAAATCAATAGACGAAATAAAACGCTTTGGGGTAACGATTAAAGGGGTAACAAAAGGCAAGGATTCGATAAACTACGGAATAGACGTTATTCAGCGTAACGAATACTTAGTAACGTCAAACAGCGGTAATTTAATCAAAGAATTACGCTCGTATGTTTGGGACACCGACAAACAAGGCAAGCGCTTAAACAAGCCTATCGATTTTAATAACCACGCTATCGACGCATTTAGATACCACGAAATGGAAACGTTAGGCATAGGGGCAAATTACGGAAGCTATGCAATACGGTAAGACGGACGATTTACAGGTAATGATTACTCGTGTTGAACAATACATACACGAGCGTACAGGCAAACGAGTAAGAATAGTATTTAATAATATGGCGCGGTTTCCCGTTCACTTCGAAATGCTTTTGAAGGCTTATGAGTTTGTTATGAGTTACAAAAACGAAAATAAATAGTTTAATAAATATGCGAATAGAAATAGACGTACCGAGTTCGATTAGTGAAATACCTTTAGCCAATTACCAAAAATTCCTAAAGGTTCAGCAAAACTCAAACGATGAGGAATTTATAGCGCAAAAAATGATTGAAATTTTCTGCGGGATAGAATTAAAGGACGTTGTTAAAATGAAGCTAACTAGCATTAACGATTTAGTGTTACACTTTAACGAAATCTTTTCCGTTAAACCAAAGTTTCAACCTAGATTCAAAATAGGCGGAATAGAATACGGGTTTATACCCGACCTTGAAAATATAAGTTTCGGGGAATACGTGGACTTAGATAACTACCTATCTAATTGGGACGATTACCACAAAGCTATGGCAGTAATGTACCGACCAATTACGGAAACACGAAAAGATAAATACAACATTTTCGAATATAACGGAGCATCCGAATTTAGCGATGCTATGAAGTACGCGCCTATGGACGTTGCAATAGGGGCGAGCGTTTTTTTTTGGACTTTAGGAAACGAGTTATTAAGCGCTACCCTAAGTTATTTGGAGAACGAAGTGAAGCAGATGAACGAACAAGCGATTTTAGCGCACGAACCCAATTTGGGAAAAAATGGGGATGGTATTCAAGTATCTACGGACTTGCTAAGGGCGACCTTACAAAATATGACGAAGTTACAAAATACGGATTATTTAAATGTCTCACCTATCTTACATTCGAGCAGGAAAAAAACGAAGTTGAACTAATGGAAATAAAAAAGAATAAAATATGAACGGATATTACTCCTTACTAGACCAACTAAGAACGCATTTTAACGCAGACCCGTTAGTTAACACCGTTTCGCAAGGTTCTATATTCAACGTTGATTTAGGAAAGCAAACGATATTCCCGTTGGTTCACGTTATGGTTAATCAGGTTACGTTCAACGATAACGTAATAACGGCTAACGTTACTTTACTTGCTATGGATAACGTAAGCCAACGAAAAGAGGAAGCGCCAAACACGTTCGAAACTGCGGACAACGAAATAGACGTACTTAATACCCAACTTGCGATTCTTAACCGAGCCTTTGAAATGCTAAAACACGGTAACATTTGGGACAACCTTTACCAACTTAACGGAGCGCCTACCTGCGAACCTTTTACCGAGCGATTCGAAAACTATCTAGCAGGGTGGGCAATGACTTTTGACGTTGATTTCCCTAACGATATGACACGTTGTTAAAATGGATAGGGAACTACAATTAGAAGCGCTCGAAAAGTTTAGGGATTTCGTTTTAACCAACGCAAAAAACAACCTTAAAATAAAATCGGCTTCGGGTAAGTTGCGGGAATCATTCAAAGCAGATGTTAAAGTAATGCCAAACTCTATTCGTTTCTTTTTTGAGATGGAAGAATACGGTTGGTATCAGGATAAAGGGGTAAGCGGGGTAAAACAAAAATACAACACCCAATTCAGTTACAAAACCAAAATGCCCCCACCGAGTAAACTAGATAAATGGATAGTTCGAAGGGGGTTAGCCCCAAGGGATAAAGGTAAATTTACAGGAAGAAAAACCCTTCAGTTTTTAATTGCTAGAAGCATTTTCGAAAAAGGAATTAAACCGAGCCTTTGGTTTACTAAGCCTTTCGAAAAAGGGTTCAAGTTATTACCCGATGAAATGATAGACGCTTACGGTTTGGAAAGCGAAGAGCTATTCGATACAATAATGAAAGAAAATATGAAGAACTATGGCTATAAATAGAATATACGCACGAAGTCCGTACATTATCGAAGTGGACGAAGTAGGGCAAAGCGGAAGCAAGGTAGAGTTATACATTTATCAAAACGGAACAACACCGCCAACGTTACCAAGTTACACGCTTGAAAAGTTAATTCCCGCAAGTAACAACACGCAAACGTTGTACAACATTTCCCCGTATTTAATGGAGTATATTACCCACGATACATTTATCAGTAATTATTCTTTTGATAACGCTGCATTATCCACCGCTCAATATATTTGCGTTGACGTAAAAAGGTATAAATTAGTTTTGAACACTTACACGTTATTAAATACAATTACCTATTTTGCTTTTGACGGGTTCGGGTATTATTCGCAAGGTTACAACCCACCGCATACTGCGCAAGGTTTAGCGCAATTAGACGAAAAAAATTACTATTATTGGGCTGATTCCAATAACAACCCTTTGTCAAATAACCTTCAAAGGGCGGGAACGATAACGGCTTATTTACCTACGAACTACTACATTAAATATACGCAACTCCAAACGGGTTTAACGTACACTACCCCCGTAGTTCCTGCGGATAACATTTACAACGTTTACAGGGTTTACCCAAGTTACTACCTTACAGGAAACAAAGTAGAAATATACACAAACCTAAATGTACTAATTTGGGAGGCTACATTTTACCCAATCGAGGAATGTTACTACGATGTAATTACTTTGGACTTCGTAAATATGTACGGATGTTGGCAACGTGAATTTTTCTTTAAGGCTTCTTACGAAACTTTAACAACGTCAACAACGGAGTTTAATTTAATGCAAGAAATGGATTTATTTGGAAGTTGGGACACAAACCTAAACCAACGGCAAACATTTAACACCAACGGGATAATAACGCATAGATTAAACACGGGTTGGGTGGATGAATCCTTTAACTCAAACCTTCAGCAGTTACTTTTAAGCGAACGTATTTTACTCAACGGAAACCCCGTTAAAATGAAAACCAAAGACTTAAATAAGGAAAAGAACCTAAACAACAAAAAGATAAATTACACTTTGGAGTTCGAGGAAAGCAACGATTTAATTAACAACGTGATTTAATGAAAAGGCAAGTAAGGGTTTTCGTAGAAGGGCAAAAGTTAGATTTATTCAACGATGAAAATATCGAGGTAACTTCTACTATTCAAAACATACAGGACATTTCTAAAACATTTACCGACTTTTCGCAATCATTTACAATTCCAACAAGTCCCGTTAATAACGCTATTTGGGAATACTTTTACGAGAACGCAGTAACGGGTACGATTAACTACCAAGAACGATTAAACGGATATATCGAAATAGATATGACATTTTTCCGTAGGGGTAAAATCCAAATGGAAAAAAGCCAACTAAAAAACGGACAACCGAACAATTACACTATAACGTTTTACGGAGAAGTTACTACGCTCAAAGATTTAGTAGGGGAAGACTTGTTAAGCGTTTTAGACCATTCAACGTTAGACCACGATTATAGTTTTACGGAAATATACAACCGCATAACAAACCCAACTATTGATTGGGACGTATGTTATCCCTTAATAACTTCGAATCGAGTTTGGCAATACCAAGGGGTAGACCCAAGCGGAAATTTTCCTAATTGGTACACAAACACGGGGGCAAACAATATAAGCAACAACGCAGGCGCAATAGATTACCGTGAGTTATTTCCCGCAGTTCGGGTTAAAAGTATTTTCGATTTAATTGCAGCGCAATACGGAGTAACGTTTACAGGAAGTTTTTTAACGGATAATAGATTTACGCAGGCTTACCTTTGGTACAAAAATAAAAACGATTTTGACTTTATTGGGCAAGCGCAAAACGTTACCTTTAATTCAGTAATAGCGCAGGGAGGAAGTACGTACAACCTTAATCCAAGTTCGCCTCCTTACGTTTTTGATTTTACGCAAAACTTGTTAAACGTTTACTACCAATTTGGAGCGTCTTTTATGGGAATCAATATAGCGGTAGCGAGTAACTCAAACCCTACCGTAATTTATTACTTAGACACGTACATAAATGGAGCGTTATACCAAACAACCGAAGGGCAAGGATTTACCTTAAACGCAAACATTACGCAAATTCCAAACGTTCAAGGGTTGTATGATGTTTACGAATTTAAGTTAAGGGCAACGGCGGCGGTTAGTATTTCTTTGGATATTACTTATTCGGTTACTTATTTTAACCCTTTGCTTAATACGGATTTTGTTACCGTAAACACGAACGTAAACAACCTAACTACCTTTACCGACCTTCAAACCTTAGCGCCTACAATGAAAGTGCAAGATTTTATTTCGGGGATACTGAAACAATTTAACCTAACTTGCTACGGAACTAACCCGAACACTTTTCAAATAGTACCTTTAGCAGATTGGTACGGAGCAGGGGCAGTAATAGACATTACCGAGTTTACGGATAAAGACGAAATAGGAATAGACCGAGTAAAACTTTACAAAAAAATAGGTTTTAAGTTCCAAGATTCGGAAGGGTTTATGAATAAAAAGTATTTCGAACTCGGCTTAAAGCAATGGGGAAACACGGAATACCAATACCCGTACGATGGAGGTGAATTTACGTTAGAAGTTCCGTTCGAAAATATGCTATTTAACAAATTTACGGGTACTAACTTACAAGTAGGGTACTCGTTAGATAGTTCGTTTTCGCCTTACATTCCAAAGCCTTTACTTATGTACAAATACGGAGGGGTTACGCTAGCAACCCACGTACATTATACGGATGGCGCAGGGCATTTCACAAACTTAGACTATACAATGTTCGGGCAGGATTTAACAAATAACGGAATTCAATACTCGATAAACTTTGCGCCCGAAACTTCGTCTTATTGGCTTACACCGATTCAACAAAGTATCTTTGCAACTTATTACTTTCCGTATTTGGCTAACTTATTTAATCCTAAAAATAGATTAACAACGGTAAAGGCGAATTTACCCGTAAGCCTATTAACGGGAATTCAATTAAATGACCGCTTGATTATCCGCGACAAAAGGTATATTATCAACCAAATGAAAACGAATATGGTTACAGGGGTAACGGAGTTCGAATTACTTAACGATTTTATGCCCGTTGAACCCGACAAAATAATAGTACCCGAACCCGAAACCCCTTCGGTAGTTGTGCCTATTACTTTTCCTAACGTAACTTCTAAAACGGGTTCGGTTGCGGCAGTTAGGTTTGCTTCTACTAATTCGGACGTAGTAATAACACCCGATGAAATAACGGAAGAGCGTACGATAGAAATAACCTTACCGACTTTAGATACCGCAACACGGATAACCGAGGAAAGCGACACTAGGATAACGGAAGACGGATACACCTTAGAAACGGAAGGGCGCAACGATACAATAATAGTAAACATAGAATACGAGTTCGCAAACGGAGAAATTAGAAACGGACAAATAATAGTAATAAGATGAGTTACATAAAACAAATAATTGGATTATTACAAGTAGATGACTTTGTAGGAAAACACGAATTTATTGAAATCGCAAAAGGGAAATATAAACTACATACGGACATTAAAGGACTTTGGAAACAAGGTATGCGCGAAATAAAAGTAAAGAGAAATGGCAGAAAAAAGAACGATTGAACTTGAAATAAAGGATAATAGTAAAAGCCTTAAAGCGCAATTAAAGGAAGCGCAACAAGAAGTCCAAAGGTTAGCAGATACCTACGGGGCAACGTCAAAAGAAGCCGTAGAAGCCGCCAAGCGAGCCGCGGACCTTAAAGATAGAATAGGCGATGCTGCCGCGTTAACGGAGGCATTCAATCCCGATGCTAAATTCAAGGCTTTAGGTGGTTCATTACAAGGAGTAGCAGGAGGGTTCGAAGCGGTTACGGGTGCTATGGGCATAATGGGGGTAGAATCCGAAGCCGTTCAGCAAGCAATGCTCAAAGTTCAAAGCGCAATGGCATTAAGCCAAGGTTTACAGGCTTTGGGCGAAAGTAGGGATGCATTTAAGCAATTAGGGGCAGTCGCCACAAATGCATTGAAAGGAATTAAAACAGGAATAGCCGCCACGGGAATAGGTGTTTTGTTAGTTGCGGTTGGTACGTTAGTAGCTTATTGGGACGATATTAAAGCGGCGGTTAGTGGGGTAAGCAAAGAGCAAAATGCTTTAATAGAAAAGGAAAAGCAAGGCGCAGAATTAGCGCAAAAGAAATTAGACGGATTCGCCTTAGAGGAAAAGGCAATGAAGTTAGCGGGCAAGTCCGAACAAGAAATAAATAAACTTCGCCAACAAAGGCTTAAAACGGCAGTACTTGAGCAGGAGCAGTACATAGCCGCGATGAAGCAAAAGAAAAAAATGGAAATCGAAGGGGAAAAACGAAACCTTGGAATTCTTAAAACGGTTGCGCGGGTTGGTATGGAATTAGCAACGGTAGGTCTAAGGTTATTAGCCGCTCCAATAGATGCTGCAATACTAGCCGTTAACTCAATGAGCGAGGCTTTGGGGTTTGGTAAAATAACTGCGTTTAGCATCAACAAGGAAATTTCTAAGTTTAACGAGTATGCCGCAGGGGGTTTAAGTAAAATGGTTTTTAACCCTGAAAGCGTTAAAGCGGAAGGGGATAAAGCAATAGAAGAAGCAGAAGCGAAACTAAACACGTTAAAAGGTCAAGTACTAGATAACGAGTTGGCGATGAAGCAAGACAAAGAAAATGCCGCCAAAGGAAACGCAAAAACGCAAAAAGAAGTAAGCCAAGACCTTACAAACTTTTTAGATGCGCAAGAAAAAGACCGACAAGCTAGAATAACGGACGCGCAGGAAAAAGAGTTACAGGAGCTCGCCAATAAGTTTGACGAAATGTCCGCGCTTGCGGATAAAGCAGGGCAAGACACTACTGCGATTACCGAACAATACCAAAAGGACGTTATTGCGGTAAAGCAAAAATATAAAGACCTAGAATTAAAAAAACAAGAAGAAGCCAACCAAAAAGCAAAGGATTTAGAAAAGAAACAAAACGAGGAATTCTTAGCGCAAATAGAAGCCTTAGACGAAGCAAACTACCAAGCCAAACTAACGGAGCAGGAACGCGAATTAGGTTTAATCCGTGAAAAGTATTTAGCTATGGAGGAAATGGCTAAGGGCAACGCGGATGCCGAAAAGACTATAGCAATAGCCAAAGGAAGGGAATTAGCGGATGTTCAAAAGAAATACGATGACGAAGAAAAGAACCGAAGAAACGAGCAAATAAATAAATACTTAGACCTAGCCAAAGGACAATTCGAAGCGTTAGGAAATTTGGCGGTTTTGTTTGGCGAATCTAGCAAGAAAAACCAAAAGAAAGCATTCAACGTTAAGAAGGCTGCGGATATAGCAGGGGCAACGATAGATACTTACAAAGCAGCTACGGCGGCTTATAGTTCGATGGCAAGTATTCCCGTTGTTGGTCCCGTGTTGGGTGGTATCGCTGCTAGTATTGCAGTAGCTACGGGAATAATGAACGTTCGTAAAATTGCTATGCAAAAGTTTGAAGGCGGAGGTTCGGTTTCAGGCGGTTCGGGTGGCGGTGGTTCAATTCCTACAATGGGCGGAGGCGGTGGAACCCCGCAAGCACCTAACTTTAACGTGGTAGGAAATAACGGACTTAATCAACTTGCGCAACTTCAACAACAACCTATGCAAGCGTATGTAGTGAGTGGGGAAGTTTCAAGCGCACAAAGTTTGGATAGGAATAGAATACAAAACGCAACACTTTAACCAAATTAAAATTATTTAGATATGAGAATTATTGAACTCATTATAGACGATGAAGACCCGCAAAGCGGAATAGACGCGGTTAGCGTTGTACATTCGCCCGCTATCGAGGAAAACTTTGTAGCCTTAAAAAAACACGAAATCGAACTAAAGGAGGTAGATTCCGAAAAGAGAATTCTAATGGGTGCGGCTTTAGTACCTAATAAACAAATTTACCGCAGAAATTCAAAGAACGAAGAATACTATATTTATTTTAGTGCGGACACGATTCGAAAAGCAAGTGAATTGTTTTTAATTAACTCAAATCAAAATAACGCAACCTACGAACACGAAAAAAAGGTTACAGGTTTAAGCGTTGTAGAAAGTTGGATAATCGAAGATAGTAAAACGGATAAAAGCCGACTATACGGATTCGAATTACCAAAAGGAACTTGGATGATTTCAATGAAAGTAAATAACGAAGAAATTTGGAATGATGTTAAAGAAGGCAAAGTAAAAGGCTTTTCAATAGAAGGTTATTTCGCTGATAAATTCGAAATGAGCGCAGAAGAAGCCGAAGCCACCGAGGTAATTAACGAACTAAAAAGGTTATTAGGAATCGAATTAGAATCTTACACGGACTACCCTAAACAAGCAATCGAAAACGCAAAGATAGCTATTAGATACGCAGAAGAAAACGGATGGGGGGATTGCCTCGAAGCCACAGGAAAAGCACGTGCAAACCAATTAGCTAACGGAGAACCGATTTCGGAAGAAACGATTTCACGGATGGCAAGTTTTGAACGCCACCGCCAACACTCTACACGCGAGTTAGGGGATGGATGCGGTAGGTTGGCTTGGCTTGCTTGGGGAGGGGACGAAGGTATAGAATGGGCGCAAAGAAAACTAGAAAGCATAAAAAGTGGCAAAGCAAACTAACGCAATTACTCACGTTCGAAAACCCAAGGTCAAACGTCCAAACGTACACGCCAAAAGTAAAACGAGCAAACTAAAAACGAGTAAGAATTACGTTAAACTAAATAAAGGTCAAGGATGAACGAAAACGGAAATAAACCACGAGCAGCACGAACAAGCGGTAAACGTGCTTGCCTATGCAAAGACGGAAAATACAGGCGTAAATGTTGTACGGGCGAACTACAAAATCAAGGTATCGGAGGAGATGTTACAATACCACAACCGCCCGCGCCGAATTGGAATCCACTACCATAAAAATGCAACAAACAAAAATCAAATAAGTTATTAAGTTATGAAAAACATTTTAGACAAAATTAACCGAGCGGACGAAATCCAAGCTAAAACGGAATTAAGTTCAATGCAGTCTTTAGAATCGGATATTGTAGAAATGCAATAT